TTTACGAAGCCCTACTCCACTAGGGATCAACGGAGATTTGACCATTCAGGAGCTCACCCTAACATCGAAGGAGTTCGACGGACACCTCGCAAAGCATGGGAGTACGCAGGGAAGGACGGGGACGTACTTCTGGATGATCCAGCAGCAGAGCCCCCTGACACTGGGGGAGGCACTAAAAGAAAGCGGGACGATATCTGGGCTGAGATCTGCGATGCAGCAGACAAAGAGTCATTTTTTGAAGCTTGCCAGACGCTGGCTCCGCGAGAACTCTGCTGCTCCTTCAGCTCTATTCGACTGTACGCAGACTGGAGATTTAGGGAGTGCCCAGAACCCTATTGTGATCCACGAGGACTCGAATGCGACACCTCCTCCTTCCCAAGTATCGAACGATGGATTTTGGAGAGCTTATCTGGAGCCGACAACGCCTCAACGGGCAGGCCGAAGTCACTAATACTTTGGGGACCCACGCGCCTAGGAAAGACCCTCTTCGCGAGATCTCTGGGAACGCACGTATACTTCGGCGGTCTATTCAACCTGGACGAATGGGACGCTTGCAACGAGACGGCACGCTACGCGGTATTCGATGATATGCAAGGCGGTTTCGGGTACTTTCACAGCTACAAGTTCTGGTTAGGCGGTCAGACTAGCTTCACAGTGACCGACAAGTACAAACACAAAAAAAAGGTTGATTGGGGGAGGCCATCAATCATGTGCATGAACGAGGACCCCTGCCAGGACAGGGCTGTGGACGTGGCTTGGTTACTAGGCAACTGCGAAATTGTAAATGTGACTCAAGTTCTAGCTAGCGTTCGTGCCAATACACCTTAGCTTCTGTTCGTACACGCAAAGTATCATCACTAGAGCTAGCGCTCCGAAAGAAATTGTAAACATAGAGATTGCCCATCATGCCCGATTTGTCCACCGACCAAGGGCTACTCTGTTCGCCGATCTCGCCAACATCGCCATCAATGCGGTAGCCCGCTTCCTCGTCGTCGTAAATTACTGCCCGATTAACAGGGGTGTACTTCCTGATGAGCTTGCTGCGCCCACTCTCATCATTTCCGCAATTGTAAGTAAAAGTTCGATCGTAGTGGACCTTCACCCTCTGGGTGTCGATGGAGGCGAGCATGGGGTCAGACCAATCCAAATTGAGGTGACCTTCGAAGAGGAGCTCGATGTCAGGGGCGATATCAGAACCGGCAACGAGGGAAAACGATGCTCCCTGCCACATGAGACCGTTTGTGGCATTCCCTGGTAGTGCTGCGCGGAGAATGCGATCGGTAGTGGAGAACACAATTCTTCGATGGAAATAGGGGGTGCCTCCGGTAATGGTGATGAAGGACCGTTCCATGACACCTTTGAGAAAGATAGTTTGCATCTGGCGGGTGTACTTTGCATCACCGCCAAGGAGTACGGGTCTGTACGAAACACAGGTGGGGATGTACTGATCGACTTGATCGGCTCCGATCTGAGTCTCGCTAAGGATAGTGCCGCCTCCGTCGGGGGGTCCACTTCCATTAATGAGGACATCTTTCTTCTTTCGGGTGCTGGCGTCGAGAACCCTGCGCTTGAATTTCTTGACCGGTCGTCGAGTGGTGCGACGTGTCCTTTTTGTGGAGCGCCGTGCTGGCGCCTTCTTTGCTCTTTTGACATACTTTGTAGTCCGGCGTGATGTTCTGTACGCCATCTATGTATATCTGAGCACTGTGGGACACTACTGCAAGCCACATTCAATAGTAGCAACCCCGCCCCATAGCGTGACAAAATGTACAAGCGTGCTCCAGAATTCGGGCGGGGGAAGGGGTATATATAGGCCGTCAAGTGCCCGGCTGGCTGGATGGATTCCTACAATGTTAAAGGAATCCATCCAGCCTGCCTCATGCCAAGATCTCAAAATGGCTTTCGCATCAACAATAGATATATTCTCCTCACCTATTCACAAGTCGGGGCTAACTTCGACTGGCGTGGACTGGGTCGAACTCTACATGAGCTTGGCGCTTTCATCAGACTGGGAAGAGAACTCCACGCAGATGGAGGCACTCATTACCACGTGTTTGTCGACTTTACGAAGCCCTACTCCACTAGGGATCAACGGAGATTTGACCATTCAGGAGCTCACCCTAACATCGAAGGAGTTCGACGGACACCTCGCAAAGCATGGGAGTACGCAGGGAAGGACGGGGAC